CTGTCTTTAGTTTTTCTTAAATTACCAGCATCAAATATTGTTCCTTTAGGGTCGCTAACCTCACCTTTTAATGCAGCGTTAAGTTGTGTTACATACTTTTTAAGCTCTTGTAAATTTATACCCAGCTTTGCAGTTGAAACAGAAGAGTCTTCTGCTCTTGCTATTAAAGCATCACCCATTTTCCCCTCTAATTCAGTTATTTCTTCTTTTACTTTTGCTTTTTGCTCTACAGTTCCTTTATCAGAAATAGATAACAATCTTCTGTAATCAACTATTCGGTCTACAGCTAATATTTCTGCTTTTTGTTCTTCTATAAGTTCTAGCTGTTTACCCCTCTTTTGTTTTCTAAATTCTTCTAAATCCTCTAAATAGCCTTCTCTTAAACTAAACCTATAAGATTTTTCATCTCTTAATGCTAATGCGTTAAAGACTTCACTTTCTTCCTGTTTCTCTTTTAAAAGATTTTTCTCAAACTTTACAGAATCATTAAGTAGTTTTTCTTGTTGTTCAAATAACTCTTTATTTTTTTGTATTGCTCTATCAATTCTTTCTATTTGTAAATTGTACCTTTTGAATAAAGTATCTGTAGACTTCAGCTCTTTTTCATCTATCTTCTTTAATAGCTCTAACTTTTCTTTTCTAAGGTCTAAATCTTTTTCAGCAGTTTCTTCAGATAATTCATCTATTTCCTTTTGTGCAGCAGCTATAGCTAGTCTTTCAGCTCTAGTGCCATTAACTAAGGTCATGATTTTAAAAAGCTGCTCGTTACTTGCAACTTCTAAGTCTATATCACCAATAAGGTCTGGATATTCTTGCTTCATTTTTCTTAACAAGTCTAGCCTTTCTTGACTATTCTCGTTAAGTAACTGTGCTTTTTCTATGTCCTCACCAAAAGACCTGTTTAGTCTTTCTTGGTTTCTAACAACTTCTTGTGTAGCTTCACTAACTTGTGTAAACATGGTGTACAAAGCACCAGCAGCAATAACTAAAGCACCTATACCTGTAGAAGCTATAGCAGCTTTTAGAGTGTGCATAGACATAGAAAGAGTTAGTGTGCCATTTCTTGCAGCAGCTAAACTACCTCTAAGTGATATTAAAGCCTGACTCCACTTACCACTTGACTTTGCCATTACAAGCGTTCTAGCTTTAGCAATTAAAAGACCTGCTGAATATAGTGCTATAGAGTTTACTAGCGTATCTACAACAAACCTTATTGTTTTTAAAGCAGCATCGTTTTTTGATAAGTTTTGTAAAAACTGTGTCAAAGAATCTACTGCGTTTCTTAAACTACCACTAAAGACCTCTCCTATAGCCACACCTAATCCTTCACTAGCTGATTTTAATAATGTAAAGTCTCCTTCTAAAGTGTCAAGTCTAATCGCTGCCATTCTTGAAACAGCACCCTCTGCATTATTTAAAATATCTAATTGCTCTTCTAGTCCGTCAATATTATTAATTAATGTTAGGAAAGCTGGAGCAGACCTTTTGTCTAGTAATTCTGTTGCTTCTGTTAAACCAAAAGACTCGTCTTTCATTTCTCTTAAAGCGTTTATCATATCAGGTAAACCTTGTACAGTTCTACCTAAAGATTTGTTTAGCTTAGAGTTAGAATCTCCTAGTCTTAAAAATATGTTTTTTAGTGCGTTACCTGCCAAAGAACCTGACAAACCATTGTTAGCTAAGATAGCAAGTTGTGCAGATGTCTCTTCAAATGTAAAACCTGCTGCTCTTGCAATAGGAGCAACAAACTTCATTGATTGTGTAAATCTTTCTAGGTTAAGTGCAGAGCTAGTAAAAGAAGCACCCATGACATCAACAACATTACCTGTTTGTTCGGCATCTAAACCAAATGCTCTTAAAACAGAACCAGCAGTTTCAGCAGAGCTACCTAATGACTCGCCTGTTGCAGCAGCTAAAGATATAGTACCACTTTGTGCTGATATTATTTCTTCAGCAGTAAAACCTAGTCTTGCATAAGCCTCTTGTAATTCAGCAACTTGACTAGCTGTAAAAACTGTACTAGCACCTAATCGTTCTGCTGATTCTTTTAGCTTTTTAAACTCTTCTTGAGTTGCACCAGAGATTGCTTGTACAGCAGCCATTTGTGATTCAAAATCAGAAAATGTTTTTATAACACCTCTAAAACCACCTATTATAGCTCTAAACGCAAAAGCAGAAACAATAGCTATACTCGCAGACTTAAATATGCCTACCATTCTATTCCCTGTCTTGTTTAACCTTTCACCACCTTCTCTTAAATTATTAATAGCGTTTTTATTCTCGTCTATTTTTTTAGTGATGCCTCCTATTTTTGCACTTAGTTCAGCATACTTTTCAGTATTAGTTTTTAAACCTTTTAGATTTACTTGTGCTTCTTTTAGCTTTGCATTTAAAAGGTCAAGGTCGGTAAGTTTTGCCTTAAACTCATAAAAAGTTGTAGTCTTTGCCATTATCTATTTATTATAAGTTGTTTTTTTCTTTTTTCTTTTCTTAGCCATGCTACTTGTTGTAGTTTATTCTGTTGTTATTTCTGTCTTCATCATCTGCTTCTTTGGGCAGATATAATTTTTCTACGCAATCCCCATCAGTGTAAACCAAAGTACATATCATACCATTTTCTTCTTCTACTATAATTTCACCACCATACAACTTAACATCACCAACATCTGTAACTGTAATAGCATCTTCTATACGTTCTAAATTACTTTTTGGTGCATAAGCAACAGGATTTACAGAAGCTGTGTACTCTTTGCTAGTATCTTCTTCTTCCTGTATATCAATCTTATTAGAAGTTTTTTTAGTGCTACTTCCAACGTAGTTGTTGTCTTGTTTCCATTCTATAAGCTCTACAGTAGTTAAAACTCTTTGGTTAGGCTTGTAGTCTTTAATTGCCTGTACTGTCCAGTAAGTAGAAACACCATCTATCTTTAGGTGTATTATGTCTCTGTAATCAAAAAGATTTATATCTACAGCAGATAAAGCCATCTTACAGGTTCTTACAGCAGCACCACCAGACATCTTGTTAAAAGCGTTTCTCCAATACTTAGAGAACAAGCCAGGACTAACAAAACCACTTCCATCATCATAATCATCCCAAGACAAGTTGTAAGGGTCTATAGCAACCCCTTTTGACCAGCCATTAATCCAACCTAAATGAGGATAAACCCCCATGCTTTGTGAATTACCATCTGACTTTGCAAACTTCCATTTAGAACATTTTGTTATTCCGTAGTAGTTTAATATTCTTATACTTGCCTTTGGAGCTGGTGTATATGCAGGTCTTAGCTGTTGATTTATATGACCTCCTTCATTAGTCCAAATAACTGGCATCAAAGGATTATCTTTATTTATGAAGGGGTCTGTCCAAGTTAAATCACCCCACTGATAAGCATTAGCTAAAGTAGGATGACCTGCTGGATATTGACTTGGATTTGGCTGATTGCCATAATTATTAAATCTATATGTTGAATGAAATATTGTTGTTCCTAAGTTAAGTCTATCTTTTCTAAATCTTTGTTCGTTTTGCAACTCATAAGATTTGTAAATGTTATATCCATTTTCTTCTCTCCAATTATATAAAGATTCGATACCCTTATCGCCAGTATCTTTTTTATACTTAAATAGTACATTTCTCGCTAATTCTTCAGCAATAAATTTATCAGTCCAAGACGTATGGTCTAACTTATCAGTCCAATCTAAAACTTTACCACTGCCAAAAAAATCATCATAAGTCTCAACAGTTACTGTTCTGGATTCTCTATCTGCTAACCATTGCAAATTAAACAATTCTGTAAGACCTTTTAAATAATCTTTTTGTTTAGTACAAGGTAATATCTTATTAAAATTAACATTAAATTCAGGAACATTAGCTGAAGGCAATGGATAAATGTCTAATAAAATATCAGAAACATCACACCACATTTTTTTTGGCAGTCCAAATGCACCAGTTTGTTGATGACCTCTAATCCTTAGAGAAAGAACATCACCTTGATTCATATATACAGTACCAGTATTGCTAAATTGTTCTCCTAAATGAGCATCTCCACCAGAGTTTAACACTGAAACAAGACCATTGTTATAGTTATAGGTGGGGTCTGCAACAGAACCATTAATCATTATTTCAGCATATAAATTTCCAACAGAATTTCCAGCACTTATATACATATACAAACCCCATCCTACATAAAAGTTACCAGCAAAAGGTGCTGTATATCCTGTTTGACTTGAGTTGCCACCCCAATTATTACCTTCGTCAGAACCAGGTACTATAGGAGGATAAAAAACATGAATGTTTGGAGATTTTACTTTACCACCAGTTTCAAAATTACCACCACAAGGTATTTTAGGAGCAAAGCCAACATGAGTAGCATGACTACCATTTTCTCCATAAAGATTGTCATCTCTATAATCATCACCTGAAGTATAAGGATGAACTAATCTTTTAAATGTGTCAGACTCAAAGAAATTACTTTGTAAAGTATAACCAATGTTTTCAAAAATTTTATTTACAATTCTATATGCAAAAATAGAAGGATGAAAGTCATTAGAATTATGGTCGTAATTTATTACTCCATCATAATCTTCTTCCTGTGAATTTAAAGATTGTGCATCCCATTCTCCATAGTTTACTAATCCATATATATAGTCTTTTTCTATTAAGGCTTCTGTCTCTCCAAAATATCCTGGAAGGCTATACTGACCACCAAATAAGTTTCTTGTAGGGTCGTTTTTAAAATCTACAAAACTTTCTTCACCTATTGATTTATGAGGAGTGTGAAACCAAGAGGTTAGTATAGATTGCCAACCTTTCTTTTTAGGCACTTCATCACCAAAAGCAATATCACATATTTTTCTATCATCAATTAATGATGCCCAATCTATTGAGTCTTCTAAAATATGACAAGAGTAAGCTCCACCTTCACCTGTAATACCTTTCTCTACTCTCATTAAACCCTTAAAGACTACAACACCATCTACAGATATTCTACAAGGCTTCCAATCTATATTTTCCCTTACAGCACCAACAGCTAACATTGGGTCTAGTATTTGATTGTTGCGATTGTTTGAGGGTATTTCAAATGTTTTACTATAACCTGTATTGGACTTAGTTAAATCCTTTAAGTTTCCTATAGTATATGTTAAAGCTAAAGGCAGCTCATTGCTTTTAAAAATATCTAAGTATTCCCATTGTATATCATCTATAGTGTAAGAGTTGTCTACATAAACAGGCACTTCTTCACTAGTTATCTTTGTGTCTTTTTTTGTTATCTCTATAAAATCTATAGTGCATCTTGCAGGTAAATCTTCATCTATAGCAAAAGCCTCTAAAATATTTATTGAACCATTAGCTGGATGAAAGTGTTTGCCATTATCCATCATTATAACACCACCATAAGTTGCAGTATGACCAAAAGTATGTGTTCTCTTCAATGCACCTAAACAAAACGAATATACACCTGGAGATGTTATTGTCAAGTTACCAGCCTGTCCTGTTTCTATTTGACTGTTGTAAGGTGAGCCTTCAAAAACATTTATGTTAGCGTTTATTATAGAAGATACAGATATTTTAACCTCATACTGGTCTGCACTTTCAAGTCCAGCACCCATACCAAAAGCCTGACTTGTTATTCCTAACAAACCATCACTATTAAAACAGTCGTTTATCTTAGTACCTAAAGCTGGGTTTCTGTAAATAGAGCCTTCGTAAGAGCCTATGTGTGTTTTTGCCTTAATACTACCACCAACCCAATAAAAAGGGTTGTTAGAGCCTCCTGAACTATCCCAAGCACCTGAATGTTTATAAGCAGATATATAATAAGAATGTCTTTCTGGATTCAACCATAACTGGTTACATTGTGCTGTGTAGTCTGCAATTCTATCCGAACCATTACCTCTTAAAACTATGTTGTTGTTTGCAAAGTCGTGTACTACGTCAAAACAAGAAACTTCTCTGTCTGTTACATTAGCACCTGTACCACTAGTTTGGTCATTGTTTACAAAGTATATTGCTCTACCTTGTGGATTATGTGAATTGTTTATAGCGTTTTGTGGTTCATACCTAGCACCCCCTGCTGTTAATACTGGGTTTATACTAGGCATATTAATTGGAACTAAACTGTTATCATATAAACTAAAAACAATTAGCTTATCATCATCTTGATTGCTACCTGGCTGAAAAGAGTTATTACCAAAAGTGTTTAAATATGTTAAGGCACATCCCTGTGTTTGTATGTTACCTACACCATAACACTCTTGCAGTGTTCCTCCTAAATTATCAGCAACAGTTGGTACGCTACCAGTATAAACAACTCTTTGCCCAGTATTGCCTTGTCCATCATTAAATCCTTCATCTTTACTGTCATTTATATCTACACAGCCTTCATATTTAGTTATTGTTTCAGTACCAACCTGTTCTTGAGAAGATATTTCTCTTGAACCTATAGTTGTACCTATTTCTAAAACACAGTTATTTGCTTCGTAACTAATATTTGCCATGTTATGCTTTTTGCATTGTTATTTTTTCAGAATAAGTGTAGCTAAACTCTACAAAGTACATATTGTTTTCTGTACTATAAATTTCAAAGCTACCTGGATTTATCAATATAGGAACTAAGTTTCCATTATTCATTGTAGTATTCGAGCCATGATTTATATAGTGTTCTTTTTCTATCCAAACCATAGTGCTTGTTATAAGCTCTTCAACGTGCAATCCAATCTCTTTGCTTATTGGTTGAGATGTGATTGTAAATACATCTTCTCTGTCATTGTGTAAAACAGACCTAGTGTGTAAAGAGTTGCCTTGTATTCCAAATCCAATGTCTGCAAATCTATCGTAAACTACAGAGCTAAAAGTAGTTTCTTTGCTTTCTGTACCATATAAATTTATCCAATCAAAAGAACCAGATGAGGTTCTAAATACAAACTTATTTCTATTACACTTACCATTATCAGGCACATCACTCCAGTCTAAAAGGTGTGCATCAACAGTATAGTTATTAGCACCATAGTAACTTCCTGGTAGAGCTAAATATTTTTGTGTACCTAAAAAACTGTTCCTTACAAAGGGAACTATTATAGCACCAGCAGCTACTAAATTACCACTTGCATCAATAATACTATTACCTGGATTACCACCTAATGATATAATTTGTGAGTTTAGTCTAACAGGATGTGCTGCTATCTTATATAATTGTGAAATACTAGTAACAAAAGTAGTTGCAATTCCATTTAGATTACCATTAGAGTCCATTATGTAAAAAGAAAGCCAAAACTCATTCCAATAACCTTTGCTTAGACCAACAGGTTGATAAATGGCATCATTACGAGAGTCTGACATATTTATGGTATATGTCTTTGATGCTATTAATGATAAGAGAGATGTATTGTAGAAAGTACCTGTTTCTATGTATTGTGGTGAGTTTTGACTTAGCTTTATGCTCATGTCTTGATAGTTTGCTTCTCTATTGCTACCTAATATTAGTCTATCAATGCTTGGAAAATCAAAAGGTAGGTTACCAACTGCTGGGGTGTTTCCTAGTCTTTGCTGTATGTTTGTTGTAGTGTTTAATGCGAAAAAGCTAAAACTATATTCTACATCGTCATAATCTACTACTAAAGGTGCATCGGCAGTATCGCTATATCTATTTGCGTGTATTCTAATTCTAAACCTATATCCTGTTTCATCTACACCTGGTCTTACTACTTGTGTAAACCTAGACCATCCACCAGAATTTAAAAGTTCTCTAACATAACCCATAAGGTTAAATGTGTAGTGAAAAGGTTGGTCGTTATCTTCGTAAGCATTAAGTGTGATTCCTGTGCTTTGATAAACATTACTGTTAAAACCTGCTTGTCTTTCTATAGTTGCTGTCATATACGCAGCATTACCATCTAAATCTTCTACTTGACATAAAATAGGTCTGTAGGCAGCATAAAACTGTCTGTCTAGGTTTTGTGTTATAGATATTGTAGGACTTGCCATATTATATTGTTATATTTAAAACCCTATCTACTCTTTGTTGAATAGTTAGGTCTATTTCGTTTTGTACAAAAGATGATAAACTTTCATCTATTTTTTTACTTGCTTTATCAATCCAACCTTTTACGTTTGGGTGTGGTGATAATTTATTTTCTTTACTTTTAGCAATAGCAAAAGCAGCTTTTAATGCTTCTCTGCCATAAAGACCTTTTTTACTTCCTAACCATCTTACTAATCCATTTATGTATGGACTTCCTGGGTCTCCTCCTAAACCACTTTTAGAATTAAATTTTGGCTTGTAACCATCGTTCAACCAACTACCATATTGTAAGCCTTTTACTCTTATTGTGTCTACAGCACCAAATGATATTTCGTTAATCATACTGTTGCTTAAAGCACCTGTATTATTAATCGGAGAATTACCAAATTCACCAAAAGAACGCTGTCTAGCTAATTCTCTTTTAAGCTCACGCTGTATCTTGTTCCCTACTTTTTCGTATATACTCTTCATTAGCTTTCACATCCTGCTGCTTCGCACTCTGCTAAAGTAGCGTAAGTACCAGAACCATCACCAGGGTCTACGCACTCATTATTAATACAATCATAACTATCTAGTGTAGCTGCTGGAGGAAAGTTTGAGCAATCAAAATCTACACAATCGTAAAAAAGTTCTATACTAAAGTTGCAGCTAACACTAACGAGTCTATCATTGTGTGTATTTTTTTGTCTTATAAACTGTATTGATTCTCTAGGTATAACATCTTGACAATTACTTGCAGAACCTAAACACCCTAAAACCTTTAATATTCTTTTTTCTAGGGCAGTCATAATAACATGAACATTATCAGTTATCTCTACTCCTGTAGTGTTTGCTTTAGATATTGGTCTGTAAGCTGTAATGACGCAATCAAATACTTGTAAACCATTATTTATATCTATAATACTTGATGTTGGGTATTGAAAGTTAAGTAAGTCGTATGGTATGTTATGGTCAAAGTTTATGTGTGATGTATTACCAAACTTAAATGAATTAAAACCTGCACTAGTTGCACAGGTGTTCATGTTATTTACTAATTGTGTTAAAGTTGTAGACATTATTTCTGTTGTTTTTTATGTATCTCTGACATTATCTCATCAAACTTACTAACTGCGTTTTGCCAAGAGAGATACGTTAAAATCTCATCTAATTTAGCGTCAAGAACAGATTGAACAGCAGATTCGTTGCCTTTTGTAAAAATTCCGTCTTGTGCTATTCGATAAACAGAATTTAACCAGCCATAACCATCTATTGTGCTTTTTGCTGCTCTTTTTGCTGCATTACTTCCTCCACCACCTGAGAGGTTAGGAAACTCGTCAGCAATCCTTGTTCTAACTTGTTCAAAAAAAAAGCGACATCCCAAATCGTTGCCATATCTAATTGTTCGAACATTTTAGCTCGTTTGTCGATGACATCATCATCTAATTTCTCTTCTTCACCTTCTTTTTTACAAAGAATTGCAATCTGTCTAGGCATATACTCAATTTTGCCTTGGTCTATCATACTAGACTGTATTTCTAATTGTTCAGCCTCAATATATCTACCAAAGGATGATTTTCTCATTAAATCTTTTGGTAAAAAGAACTTTTCTTCTCCTATCGTAAAAGACTTTATGTCTATTGGCACATACTCTTGATTTACAAACGATATTTGTTTCATTATTTCGTTTGCCTCTTGCATATCCCAATGAGAAACCTCTTCTATCGTGCATCCAGTCCAAAATGATAAAATTTTAGTGTTAAAATCTAAATTTAAGAGAACCTCTGCATATTCTTTGTCAGAATCAGATTCTTCTTGTTTTTTTAACTCTTCATCATACGATTTTATAATTTTTGTAAACTTTAAAAACGTAGACCAATTTATATCTAACCAGGTTTCAGGTATATTCACCTTCTTACCACTAATTTCAAACTCTTTCATTAATTTAGATTTATATTCATCTCTCCTTGCGTTAAAGGCAGTTTTTCCATACATTCGTTTAGTCTGTCTAAAACATCTATTGTCAAATATAACAATTTTTGCTCATGCTCAACAATATCTTTATCTTGATACTGTGGCAAGTTTGAAAAAAACCCTTTACTAACCCAATATAAATTATTAGGTAAAGATGTATACCATTCTCTTCTATCAACACTACCATCTGCCACATACTCACCTAAACCATTATGGTAAGACACGACATTCTGTATTAAGTCCTCAAAATTTTTGTAATCCTCTGTAAAAAATGTAGCTTCATGAACTAATTGATAAACATCATCTATATAGTCATTCACAATACTTGAATGTTCATTGTTTAGATAATATATTTCAAGTTCAAAAGCCATCTTACAATATAACGAATATAGTTTGGAACTTTATGGAACAAAAAGCAAGTTTTTTTATCGCCACGCTAAAATCCTTTTATCATTACCAAAAAGGTACTTCATACGCATCATTAAGGCATCTGCAAAGTCAGGTGAGTGTCCTAAAACAGCTTTCATCTCTTTTTTAGATAAAATAGCTAATTTATTGTCGTTATCCATGTTTTTTCTGCGAATAACCTCAAATTCTTCTATAATTTTGTTTCTAAGCTCTGTATCATTGCATTTTATCCAGATATTACCCACATTTATCTGTTCTGCAAGTTTATAATAGCACTGTGTCTTTAAATTTACAAAGTTTTCTTTGTTCATTGGCTTCGCATTATTTACAAAAGGAACAACACCTTTCATGTAGTGAGAAAGGTATTGACCTACTCCATCACTATCAATTATGATGTTTTTTTTGCTTATTTGATGCTTTTCTGCTAGATTTCTTATGATTTTCTCCACATTATCGGCAGATGTCTTGTCTTTTGTGATTATTTCTTCCACAACCATGCCATTCCATACGCAAATAACTAATTTATCGCTACCAAGTAAGGCAACATCGCAAGAAAGGTACTTTTCTGCACCTTCTGACGAAACAGATGAGTTAGTAAACATATTTAACAGTGCCTCGTAGTCAAAAAGCCTATCTTCACCAGAATCATACTCCCAGTTACCATGTAAAAGCCTTTCTCTCGAAACAGGGTCTAATCTTCTAAGCTGTTCTTCGTAAAATTCAGAAATATGAGGGTTATCTACTAGTTTAGCCTGTACAAACTTCTTGTGGTCGGCTAAAGTGTCATCTCTGTCTTGTTTATAAAAGTCATAAACCCAGTTTTTAGCAGGGTTGCACGACATAAGCACTTTTGGTCGTAACTTATACTCTGATAGCTTGTATCTAATCCTTGAGGCAACAACATTCTTTGCTTTCTCTGTACATTGGTTCACCTCATCTATAAAAGCACCAGAAATCTCCAATGAACCAAGTGAATCAAAATTTGGGTCGGCAGGGTACTGATATAAATCCTTTAAAATTATGGAGCTGCCATTTGTAAACTCTATAATGTTAGATTGTGCGTTAAATTTATAAATCTCACCCTTTTTTACACCCCAATCCCCACATACAGTAAAAAATGAGTTAAGTGTTGTTTCTTTTAGAGTCTTTAGTACAGCTCTACCCATTAACCAACGAGTACCAGGATAACGAAGGCAAGAATACAATAGCCAAGCTGCCCCAAAGTAACTCTTACCACCACCAGCACTACCCCCAAATAAAATTTCAGAAGTAGATTCATCGTGCAGATACTCCCAAGCTATGTGCTGTTTAGGAGTTGGCTTAAAATCTATTTCCAAACCTTTTTAATTAGAGCTTGTACTTGATTTCTAATTAAAACCAGAATATAGTAAACTATAACAGATGGCAATGCTGAAATTACCCCTATAAAACCAAAAACCTGTTCTAGTAAACCAGGCTTGTCTGATTTTAAATTCTCTATTGCTTTTTCAAATTTTGTCATTATTTTATTTTTATACCTTCGTTTTCTAACCACGCTAAAGAATCTTCTGATAGGTCAAAGTTCTCTACTAAAGCTACACGAGCTTGATGGTCTGCGTTATTTGCTATTTGGTCGGCATACAAAACATCAATATAGTGTTTTGCGACATTTCCTATCTCCGTTCCTTCAAATATAGCACTTTTCTTTACTCTTGTCATAAATTCAACAATATTATAATCAACAGCAGTATACAAAGCATACTTATCTGCATGGGCATCATCCAAAGCCAAAGTAGAATCAATCCAGGCAATAGCAGTAGTTGCTCTTGCAGTTGTTCCATCAGACAAAAGAAATGCCTTTAATTCTTTCGTTGTTATATTTGCTTTAAGCTGTTGCTCATCAACACCTATCTTGAAAGACAAATGCCAAGTAGTTCCAGACACAAATTCTGTATCGTTTATTTTATTAGTTGTTTTATCTGATGGTTGGAAAAAACTTCTTTTAGAATCTCTTTCTTTCCTGTCAATATTGCTAACTGTGTTTTTTGCTCTCCTGGTTCTAGGGGCAACAGACTTGACGTATTTCTTCTCCTGTATAGACTTTGAAATACCAAAACTGATTGGTGTTGCGATTGTTAAATCCATTTGTTTTCTATTTTAATTGTTGCTAAAGTTTCCATAATTTGTCATTTATTTTTATTACATTCGTACTTATTAATATTAAAGTTATAATAATTAATATTATATTCTTTAACAAAAGTGTTTTTCTTTTGTTTAAGTGATTATCAGGGAATACTATATCTACTCGGATGGCTTCTGATAATTAAACACAAACCCTTCACCACCACTAGTAACATCCACTCTATCCACTACAATGCCTTTCATCTTTGCAACATCTTGCAACAACAATCTGCACAAATTCAAATCACCAGCTTGATAAGACTTACGATATAAATCTTGTAACATAATCTGATGCTTATCAATTTCATATTCTCGTTCTTCCGAGAACTGCTCGGCAAAACTCTCTAAAGCCTTCTTGTAATAAATACTTGCCATCCTTCTTTTGATTCCCCAATGAGCTTCACAATACTCCATTATGTCTGTATATCTCACTCCTCTCAAAATTAATTTTACAACCTCCGTTGTTCTTTTGTAACTAACAAGACTAGTTGCTTTACCAGAACTTTTATTAAGGTTCAAATCGTTAATATCATACTTCGCTACAGTGCTTTCTATAATTTCAACATTCTCCTTCTTTTGGAGCTCCTTGGCAGCCTTCTTATCAGCTCGTTCCTTGTCTCTTTTGTTCATATCTCAAATTACATTTTTACTGTAACAAATATAAACGAAAAAAAATTATAAAATATGGAACTAAAATACATATTGTGCACCTAGTGTAATAAACTTGAAAATTGGAAAATCTAGTGTGAATATTGGACTACCCTAAAAAATTTTTTCAATTACGTAAATCTAACACCCTCAAGAGGTTACAATGTGCCACAATTAATATAAATCAACGCCTTAAAGCGTCATATTTTATTGGCAAACCTTAACAAACCCACACCAAAACAAACCCCCCAAACCCCACCAAAACAGCATAAAACAAAGCCCAAAAGAAACCAAAAGAAACCCCGAACAAGTGTAAAACAAAACCTTTGAAACATAACCCCACACCCCCAAACCAATAAGCCACACACCACACCAAAAGCCGACAATATAAGCCAATGATATAAGCCCCTCATATAAGCCAATAAGCCGACAAAGTGCCACCAATATAAGCGTATAATATAAGCCAATAAGCCCACAATATAAGCCACAAAAAAAGCCCTAGAGCGTAAGCCATAGAGCCAAAAAAAAACCCCTAAAAATAGGGGCTTTAATTAGTTTGATTTGTTTATTAGCTAAACACAATACAACACAAAATAGTTGATAATGTGCCTAGTATGTAAAGGCTATTATATATACTTTCCTTTGTCATAGTTAGCTAATTTTGTGAGGTATCAAGTTATTTTCAAATAACCATATGTCGCACCCTTTAAAGGTTTCTAGCATGTAGTTATTCAAATCATATCTTAATTTTACATTATCATCAATAAACATAGTAATCTCAAACGTGGTTGTATTGCTTTCTACATCACCACCACCACAAAAGCCAACGCTACAAAAATAAGGAACTTTGGTAAATCTTAAGGTACTATTCAAATAGTCTTTTGCTTTTGCTATTTGTGTTTGAACTTTGTTTGTGTGGTTATCTCTATTAAACAAGATTTTATAATTTACTTTCATTTTATTAGTTATTAAGTTAGTATTTATTAATTAATTGATTTGATTTGCTTTGCTATGGTTTTGATTTCATCGAATTTAATACGATGACACCCCACCACAAGAGCGTTATGTTTTGACCCTTTGATGGTGTAGTGGCTTATCTTGTAGCCTTTTAAGGTGTTATTAATTGCCTCTTGATTATATTTTAGGCTCTCTAAGGCTCTTAATAGCTTTTTTGCCTCTTGTATATCAATACGCACGTTTTGAGAGGTGTGGACGTGATACCCTTTGTCATTGTAGCGTAATTGCAAAAGGTCAAAATCTAAGCGTAAAAAGTCGCTTTTGCCTAATCTATACTTTTTTACTAATTGCTTTTGCTCTCTCTCTCGCTTTGCTTTCTCTCTTATCTTTTGGGCTTTTATTTCGCTTTCTAAGGTTTCTATATTTGCTAGGCTATTATATAAATATTGAAGCCTTTTAAAATCTTTTGAGCGTTTGTCTAATTTGGTGTTTATTTTCTCATAATTTGACCACCTTAGAAAATTGATTTTATTTTCTTTACAAAATGCGTCAAACTCGACAACGCTATTATATAGGCGTTTTATTGTGTTAATGTGGTGCAATTTGTTTGTTCTAGCAAAAGGAATTTTTTTTGCTAGGCTTTCGCACTCACTAAGAGCATTTTTAAGAAAAACCTCACTAGAAAAAAATCTTTTCAGGTGGCGTGTAGCGTGTTTTGTTTCGTGAATATGTTTTGATGTGGTAGAACTATACCCAATATCATTTATTAACACGCTTTGAGGCGTTAAAATTTGGGCTAGTTTGTAATGACTACCATAAGAAAAAAGGCTTTTGCCATTAAAGTAGATATTTCTACTTTGATTTTTTCCTTCGCTTTGAATTTGATTTGCAAAGTAATGTATTACCTCGCTAGTGTTTTTTAATACTCTACGCATTTTTTTAGTTTTTGTTATTAATTGATTTGAGGTTGCAATATATAAAATTTTTATACAAAATAATTTTTTTATCAACTTTTTTTGTGTTAGATGTTAATAAATACAAAAGCAATAATAAAAGCACCAAAACACCAAAAGCCAACAAAATACCCTAGTCTATGTAAACGAAAAACCTAGCGTACTTTTATGTAAACGAAATTTTTAGCGTACTTTTTTA